ATACCAAAAGTATATCCTGTTCCACCTGAAGAAATTATAGCTTTTGTTATTTTTCCTTCACTATCAGTATCTATTACGACTTTTGCACCTGATCCATCTCCAATAATATCTACCTCTACACCACTTAGATTGGTTTGATACCCAAATCCTTGTTTCTCAATGTAGATTTTTCTTATTTGATTGTTATTAACAGTTGAATCACCATTTTCTCGAACAGCTTGAATTTGAGTTGTCGATGCAGTTGGCCAATTACTAGGAACAGAGATGTATTCTGTAGAATCAAACTTTATTATATCACCAGGTGGAACTGTAAACAAATACTTCCATATATAACCATCACCACTTTCACCTGCTCTTGAAGGTTCTAAATCAGTGAAAACAGGTTCATCCTGAGATGCATTTCCTGTTGTATTAATTCCACTTGATCCATTATCTAAACAAATATAAACATCAAAATTTTGATTCATTACATAGTAACTTGTATCATATAATCTAGAATTACTTGTTATTGGTGAGGGATTTTTTAAACTATAGTCATGACGGTACATTTCATATTTTGTTCCCTGTGACCAATTTCTCCTAGTTATTAATCTTCTTACATTATCTCCAGTCACTTTTTTTCCAAAAGTTGTTGTATCATTTACATGATTTACATAGTTTATACTGTCAATTGGATTAGGTGTTTCTGTATTCCAAGTTTCACTTCTTCCAAAACCAACAATTGGAGAGGTTGGGTTAGCAAGTCCTACGACAACATAATAAGAATTTGCAGAGTTTTCTATTGTCTCTACGAAATTATTTGCGTTTAGAATTCTAAATTGATCAGTTACAATTGCAGCCATATCATTAGCTTTTTTCTATATTTATACTAGGGGAGATTCTTTCTTAAAGCACCAGTGTCTCTAAGTCCAAAATCTCTTCTTTGAATTGTTGGGAAAGTTGAAATACCAGAGTATAATGTTTTACCTGTTACTCCAATAGAAATGGGATTAGAAGATCTAACAAGACCATTACCCGTTAATCTACCCCATGAGAATCTACCACTAAATCCAGTTGATGATGTAACTACACCTGTTGTATTTACACCTGTCATTATATTGCATATAATTGATTTATTAGATAAATTAATATCATCAATTAAATAAACATTATCCAAACAAGTTGTTCCTGTTGAAACAACAGCTCCATCACTGAAAACAGATGTGACACCATGACCGACATTAGTGTCAAAAATATAAACTGGATATCCAACTTGTAAATTAGAAAATACACCTTTTGGATTTCCAGAACCTGCTCCTGTGTCCTCACTTAATGTAAATTTAATAGCTGTTGCATTTCCATTTACACCACCTGTGACTGCTATTCCTATCACATCACCATCAAATCCTTGAACATTAGTTATTAGATCGATATCCTCTTTCTTCAAAGTAGGAGATGGAGCTATAACTTGTGGGGGTTTAGTTTGAGTGTACCCAAAACCAGGATTTGTTATGGTAACTGTATTTAGACTACCATTAGATACAGATACTGTCGCTGTTGCTGTTGTTAATCCTGATGGGGGTGTCGTAGAAGTTGTAATTGAATAATAGTTGTTAGTAGCAGGTGCAGCTATAGAGACAGTTATAGCAGAACCAACATAACCTTTTCCTGCGTTAGTAATGTCTAACGATTGAATTGTACCTGCGACTGATACAATTGCAGTTAATCCAGCAGCAACTAAATCTGTTGATTCAACTATCAAACCTCCAATTGCTCCTATTTCAAAATCATCAGTTGTTGAAAAATCCTCTTCATAATCGAAGAATGATGCATTATCGACAAATAAAATGGTATCACCAACACCAACATCGGATATTATCCTTGCAGTTGGATAAATTAAAGGTTCGATAGAATCCCTTGTTTTAAATACTAATTCACCATTTATTTTCTTATCTATTTTTTGTTTTGTCCACTGCAAAGGTTTTGCATTTATTTCATCAATTCCAAGACCATTATATAAATTGGTTTCAACTTCATCTGAACTTGATATTGAATATATCACTCTTGGATCTTGAGATGTTGTGATTCCTGAATTCTTAATCAGTTGAACAGAGTCACCAACTTTAATTGTTGGTGCAACTGAAGCTCCAGCTGAGACTTGAACAGTATCTACACCTTGAGTGCCTTTATAGAAGAATATATCTATTATATCAGTTGGATCTGGTGCTTGAGTAAATTCAAAGGATGTTCCTCCATCAAATGTAAATGCTTCACCAGGATCTTGAACAACACCATTAACGAATATTAAAAGTAATGATTTTAAATCAAGTAAAGAGTCGTCTGCTTTCTCAAAACTTAAAAGATTAGCATTGTATATTAATGGGAATCTTGTTCTTTCACCATCTTGAAGTTCCTTTATTGAATCAATAAAGTCAAATTGACCAAAATTCCATGATGAGTATTGATCATTAAATACATCTGTTACAGTCAATTCAAAATCAGTAAGAGTTGTGACACCAATTGCAGTTACTAAACCTACTGGTTTAAATACATCACCTAGTTGGAACTGATATCCTGTATTCTCCAACACAAAACTAGACACAGTAAATAACGTAGATCCAATTCCTACTGAAGTGTTTGCAGCACTAACACCAACAGTTATCTTAGCTCCAGTTCCTGTATCGGTGGTTGATCCGATACCTCTCCTAGAAACACCAGTGACTGGTAAATTTGAATAAGATGGAGATGAAACTTGTATTTGAGGTGTTTCATATCCTGTGCCAACATTATTAATTGTAAATGATAATACACCACCATCACCAGCTACTGCCGAAATATCAGCACTTGAACCATTACCTGTTAAATCAGTAACTGCCACTGATACTGGATTTCTATATCCAGATCCAAAAGTTAAATCATGTAAGTATTCAAATGCAGTTCCTGAACCAACATAATCATGAGATTGAGTTGAAGATCCTATGCTTACTATGAATGTCTTCGATGATAAAATTCCAACTAAACCAAATGAGGTATCATTTGCAATAGGTAAGGAAGGATTGAATGTTAGACCATCTAATCTTACAAATTCGTTAATGTCTCCAAAATTATGATTTGTTGAAGTGGTGACTTCGAGTTCACCTGTTAAATTATTGTATGAGGCTGTGCTAATTCCATATGATGAACCAGTAGTAGCCACACCTACAACACCTACAATTGTGCTTCCTCCAGCACCCACAGTTGCCTTTACTCTCGCACCTACTAAGGGTGCAACACCTAAACCACCAGTTGAACCTAATGATACAATAACACCACCTCTTGGTAATTGGTTCTGATTAACATCACTATCGTTTATAATTAATGAACCATTGCTTGAGGTAATACCAGTAAATACAATATTTGTTGCTGTTGTACCTATACCAGCAAAATCATAATTATTATTTAAATTATTAAATGTAGTTGGTGTTTGGAATATTCCATTTAACAATAAAATACTACTTCCTGTATTAATACCAACAGTATCAGCACCACCAACTTTTACTCTATAATTTTGGTCTATTCCACTAAATTGATTTGATATATCATCAAATATTACGTTGGTACTATAATCTTTTCTAAGGAAAACTCTACCAGTAAATTTAGATCTAACAGGTTCTAAATTAGAAGCAGTTCTTTGTGTTCTATTTGTTCCTCTTGGTGCTTCAGTAAAATGAACAGTGCTGTCAACAATATTATAACCACCTGAGAATAATCTAGTTACATCGTTAGTAGAGTGATTTGTTGCAGCTGACCCAATATATCCTCTATTAACTTCAATTAAATTAATATTACCAGTCTGAGTTATTGGACCAACAGATGTGGTTCCTAACCCCACATTTGTTATCTCCATGTACTCATCATTAATTTTAATTGTATCTCCAGTGTTTATTGATGAAATACCTGCAACACTGAATAAAGTTTGACTATCAGTTATATTTGATTCTAAAGTTGTTGATATAGGTGTGAATGCGATTGGTGATTGTATAACTCCATCAATGGACATCAATGCTTTCTCATTTTTCTTAAACATTTCAAATTCATGATTATTACCTGAACCAGAAGTTAAAAATGTTAAAGCAATACCAGCTAATGCATCTGCTTTATTTTTCGCAACTAAAAATTTATCACCATTATTTTGCAATATTCCACCTTTAATAGCAAATAATTCTGTTCCAGCTGCTAACGCACCACCTGCTGTTGTAATTCCTGCAACACTTGCACCTGTAAATGTTGAACCAGGTGAATAAATTATTTTTTCACCAGTTTCAAAGAAATGATCAACTATATTAAATTCACCAGTTGCTAAGTTTAATACGTTTGGATCTGATGGATTAAAGTTCTTTTGGAATATTGGTTTAGCATTGCTCTGTAAAACAAAACTTTTTTTATTTGATCTTGACCCATTAATTGCATCATATTGCGCTATGGATAATGATTCAGTAACACTTCCATATTGTAAATCTAATGGTAAATTTAATAAGTCAAGATCTTTGTAGAATATTTTGTTAAAAACTTGAACTTGTACGTTATTTGTTCCACCAGTAAATTCGGGGTCTGGATGGAAATTGAAGTTTAAATTATTTCCCTTTAAAGAGGAAGAGAACGTTCCAATACCAGATGTGCTACCTATTGATAAGAAAGGATATTGTGTGGTAAATGTATCTGATTCATCATGTACAACAATAACTTGATGTAAAGCACTTGTAGAACCACTTGATACTCTTACGATACTCTTAAAACTAGATACTTCTTCATGTATGAATGAAGATACTGTTGTTGCAGTAGAAACATTAGCATAATTTGATTCAAATCTAACTGTTCTTTCAGATCCATCAATTTGACCTGATGACTTAAATCTATAAGTTCCTATTCCAGTTGCGGTTGTCCCAATTCCTATTACTGAAGATTTAACAAAAATTTCATTTGCTTCGTCATTTACAAAATTAATAGAGAAAATATTTGTTGAAATTCCACTTACAAATTCACCAATAGAGTTTGATACAGCAGATCCCTCAGAATCAGTAAAGAATTCGGAAATATATGTATTTGTACCATCATGAGTTGCATATAATTCAACAAAATTTGTTTCAGTTGTTGTTGGATCTTTTACCTCAATTGAAGTGAAGAATGCATCAGTATTGTTGATATTTGATGATATAATTTCAGAAGAGGAACCTGTTGATACAATTTTACTACTTCCTGTCAAATCTATGAATCCGATGGATTGTGTACCTATACCTGCTATATCTGTGTTGAATGTGTTTTGGAATATCTTTAAATCATAATCATTATTATCTGCATCATCAGGTTGGAATATTAAATTTATAGAATTAGCAGCAGATAGTTCAAATTGAAGACTTCCAAGTTCAGATGTAGATGTAACACCCACAGTTTGTGTGGCAGTGAATATATCATCTTCATCTATAAAGAGAACAATATCTGATAATTGAATATAATTATTATTTGGATTTCTAAGTTGAATTAAATATCGTGCGTAATTAGTGTTTATAGGTATAGTTAAAAACTTAGATAAAGTTGTTGAGGTATTTGAAAATAGAGGACTTATATCATCTATTTCTAAAACTCGATTAGTTCTACATTCAATATATGGTGATAATTTTGTGTTTTGCAATCTGAGGAATTTAGATTTATTATTTACAACGTCAACGTCTACAGCAAAATCAAAATTGTTTATCGTATCTACTCTTTTTTCATCTATTAAATCTAATGCTAAAGCATCAAGGAAAGTGGTTGTTGTTACACCAGCACTGGTTGCAGAAGTAATTCCAACATCAGCGAAGTTTTTAAGTCCACTAGTATGAAGAAGACGATTGACAGGATTTATTAAATCCTCATAAGTTATAGAACTTTTAACAGTGTAAGATAAATTTTGATAATAATTATTATCTGCTATAACCTGATAATCTTGATTTAATTTACCAATATCATTTCTCCACCCCTGATCTTGTTTTAATGAATAATCCACTAAGAACTGACCTTTATTATTAACTATTTGATTAATAGTTGCTACATTACCACTATTTGATCCTCTAATTTTCTGTCCTGCAAATAAATCAAATGCACCTGGTTGGTCTTCAACAATTTTTATAAACTCATCTGTAGATTCAGAAACTGATAATTCTAGAGGTCTGAATACATCACCTATTAATGCAGATATTTTCTCTCCAACAACAAAATTAAAAATTTTCTGCGATACTTCAAAAACTGGATAATCATCTTTACTTACGATTTGTGCAAATAGGTTTTGATTTGTTTTTGCAACACCTGGATTACTTGTTATGTTAGATAAATTAAATTCAACAGTTGCTGGATTATTATTAATCATTGATGTAACTTCAAAGAATTTAAAACCATTTTCATCAGAATTAAATCCATCACCACCAGTTATTGTGTCATCAGTATACTGTTGTATTCCCTCAACAAATATTTTTTCACCCACTGTAAATGGTGATGTGCTAAATCCTAAAATTGGTGTAACCAACGTACAAGTAACGATACCTGTTGATGGATTAAATTGAACAGTTCTTATAGTAGCTCCATTGCTATTATTAAGTGCAAATATTTGATGCGTTACAGGTTGTAATCCTCTAGGAGGTACAATAATTGATGCTTCAGATATTGCACTACCAGTTATCTGTGCTTGAATTGAACCACTTGTATCTTGTAAACCTGTATCAGGGTTCACAATAACCAAGTCAGGAGCAGAAGTATAATTTTTACCTCCAGATATAACTTCAATATTAGAAATTGTATTTGAATTTATTATAGAAATTAACGGAGATACAAATGCCTCTGGCACTAATGTATTATCTGATGAGTATTCAAAACCAGGATTTAATATTCTTGTGCTATTAATTTTATTAATTGTTTTTGAATTTGGTAAAAGCACACCATTGACACCTTGGGTTGATGCAATACTTACAAAATTTGGTAAACTTTTATAACCAATACCTCCATAATTAATAGTTACATTTTCAATTGGACCTGTTGCATTTTTAGATTTAGTGGTATAATTTGATATCTCTGTTTCTGTTGAAGCGTATGAAATTTTTTCAGGTTTTGAAACTAGTGATACATCAAATGTAGTTGAACCTATTGAGGTGTTAAAAATTCTATGTTTACCATTATAAACACTATCAACATAATTAATACTTGAAGCATTAGAAACGTCAACAAAATCAGAAGTGCTTATATATCCACTCTTTTGAACATTGTAGTATAATCTAATAGGATTATCTTCATAATAATTTAAAGTAAGTAATGCATCAGTTGGTTTATTGATACTGGTGGTTCCTATCCCAGCAGTTCCGACTCCAGTTACTTGAAATGAGCTAGTAGTTCCTGTAGAAACAAATTCATTTTTAAATTGATCATCATAAAATATTTTAAAGTCAAATCCTTCTAATGATGAGTGTCCAATCCCAAAAACAAGGTTGTTATTTCTTACTACATTAATTTCTGGATTTACTAAAGAAAATTCATGATTACTTCCTGTAGAGGAGAAATCTATTAGTCTAACAGGAAATATCACATCTCTTAGTGTTTCTGTTAAATTAAAATTATTATCATCTACTCTATAAACAAAATATGATTCCTTATTATTTAAACCTTCAATTGGATTACTTGAAGTGTAATAAACTTTTTGACCAGTTAAAAATCCATGATCTACTATATTTACATTATTAGTGGATGAATTTATACCACTGGTCGAACATGTTTTTGAATTTATTAATAGTTTTTCAGAGTCTAAATCATATTTTACATTTACATGAGTAGATGTACCAATACCAACTGATTGATTAGGCACTATGTTCAATGAGATTAACTCACCTTTATCAAGACCATGAGCAGTGGAGAGTCCAATTGTAGACACAACTCTCTCCAATTTAGATGTTATCTGATTAAAATTACTTCTGAAAGAATATTCAAAACTACTTGAACCAACTTTTGTATCTCCTACAAATGACAAACCTGGTGTATTTGTTGTCAACCCAACTTGTGTAACAATACCAATGAAATTATCTGATTTTTTGATTACAAAGACATCCTGAGTATTTCCTGATTCTGGAATGTTAAATGTAGTCACACCATCATCTTTTGAAACAGTTAAAGCATATCCTGCATTTGGTTTTGTTAAAGTAATTCTTTGATTATTAGTAAATGGATGATTTGGTAATCTAATACTTTGAAGTGGTGTTGAAACAACCTTTATTAAATCACCTAAAGTTGATAATGATGTTGAACCTAAACCTACAACAGTTCCAACTCCAATTGCCTCATGAGGATTAAAAAATACTTGGTCATTTATTTTTGAATCAAATTCTGTTACACCTATTCCAGAATTAAGTAGTGTAAATTTATTTGGAAGCACATCAACTTGAGTTCCAACGGTATGAACACCAGATACCGATCCTCTTTTTACTCTTAAAATTTTATTTACATCAAATTTATTAAGAACTAATAGTTTTTCTGTTCCGATACCTATGCTACTTCCGATGGAAATTTGCTCTGGAATACTTGAGACATATATGTCAGTTACAACTCCAGTTGTAGCAGAATTGGGAACTTCCTGATAAAGTACAGTTCTTCCAGTTTCTATTGCGATACTAAACGAATCATTTAATCCAGTTACAAGTGTTGTGCTTATACCTGATATGGAAACTATATCACCATTGTTAAGAGATGGTGAAGTTGATATAAAAGCTGAGAAGTTTCCATTTTTACTTCTTGTCAATACCACATCATTAAACGTATCAGTATTCGTTTCAATAGATGTTATATTTTTACCTTTTAATTCACTTACAGATACACTTAATCCACCACCTTTTGTATTAGTATTATCAAATTCTGCAGTATTACCTATTTTATAATTATCACCTGAATTTAAAATTTGAATTGAGTCAACTGTTCCAAATGATGTTGATTCAACTACTGTAACTTGTCGAGATATTTCATTTGATTCAACAATGAAATCATTATCTGCAAATTCATCTGATACTTTGTAAGGATATGTATTTCTTATTAAATTAGATTTTTCTATGTTAAAACTTTTTTGTGTTAACTTATAATTATTTTCAACAGGATTTGACCTAAAACTATTACCAATAAAGAATGGAAACTTAGGTTCTAAGGATATTGAAGTTATGCCAGCAAAATATGCATAGATGCCATTTGGGTATTCTGGTGTTCTACAATATCTTCCATTATGAATGTCTAAATCACCAACATTAGTAAACTTATAATCATCAACAAAAAACCCATTACTAAATGAGGGAGGTCTATCAATAATAGCAGATCCATCTAATTCATAACCAGTGTCCAATATCCTAATCTCAGAATTACTATCATTAGGATCACCATATCCATAAGGACCATATATTGGATTACCATCATATGCCCAACCAATAATAGGTGAGTGTTTTACACCATCATCTCCAAACGTATCATTTCCAATTTGAGTAGAATATCCAACAATAGAATATTTTAATGTCCCCTCAGATTCTATTAAAGCTTCATTACCATATCTTTCAAATGAGTTTGTATATAAACTTCTAATATTTGTTTCAACTTTTAACTCACTACCACGATTAGTAACAACCACGGATATTTTATCTTCTTCATATTGAATTCCACCATTTAAAATAATTACATCAGTTATTTTTCCATTTTCTACAACAGCTCTTAATTTTCCACCTATTCCTGTTCCAATTCCAACTACTTCTAAATCAGGAGCACTTGTGTAATTTTCACCTTTTGATTGTATTTCTACATGACTAATACTTCCATTTGTTATGATGGGTTTTAACTCTGCATTTTTTCCTAACTGTCTTGTTATATTTACAGGTTTTTCTAAATTTAATATTTCCGACCCATATCCACTTCCTTTTTCATATAAAAATAGTTGAGATATTCCACCTTTGATAACTGGTGTTGCAGTGATAACACCAACATCTGTATTAGCAAGTTCATAATTTATCTTTATATTTACATCAGGGTATTTAAATACTTGGAATCCAGTTCCAGAATTTGGGAATTTAATATAATCATCTCTATCAAAATTATCAGTTATTGTGCCACCTATACCAGCATCTGCTAATCTAAACGTATTTTCATCAATTTTTAACACACTATAGTAATTTGATGTTGTATTAATACCAGTATATGTTGATAATCCAGATATGGTTTGTGGTTGAGTTGTTCCCAATCCAACCTTGGTACTATAAACAACTTTTTCACCTGTGAAGAATTTATGATCTTTGAAAAATATTGTATGATCAGTTGTACTTATTCCAGTTGGATTAACAAAAGCTTGTCTATTTTCGTATTCTCCACCATCAAGAACTCTTATATCTTTTAATGTTTTTTCATCTCTTAAAAGTTTAAATTTATGAATACCACCTTTGTTAAAAGTTGTGAATCCTACAGTATTGATACCAGTGTTATAGTCATTAAGACTCTGGAATAATTTAATCGTATTTGAATTAACGACAGAGGGATAATAGATTGCTTTATCAACTAAACTAGTTGTGCCAAGTCCAACCACAGACAGAGCATCATTTCCGACAGTTCCAACTCCTAATGGAATATTACCATTTGCATTGTAAATTAAAGGAACCCCACTTGCAATATGATGATCAGATAAAAACGTAATCGTTTCATTTACATTATCAACACCTCCAAAATCAGAAACTAATCTACCATCAAATGATATTTCTCTTCTTCTACTTAATAAAACAGGTTCAAAACTTCCACCAAATCCGTTTCCACCATCTACTTCCACTGAAAGCACTTGCTGTATATCAAAATCTTGTGGATCTATTTGAATATCTGTAATTGTTCCTAAAACAACTGGTTGCACTAAAGCTGTTGTTTTTCCTGCGCCAGGTGATGAAACATTTAACACAGGAGGATTAATTAAGTCATAATCTAATCCTGGATTTAATACATTAATATCTTCTATTGGTCCAAAATATATTTGGTCATTAGACTTATAATTTAATATCTCAACTCCATTTATTAATAAACCAGTGGGGTTTGGTGTAGTAGATATTATATCTGAATTTTTTAAGTTAGGTTCAAGTGGAAATTCTTTTAATAGTTTTTGAGGACTTATTTTTTGATCTAAAGTTCCTATTAAAGAAAAAGTATG